CGCGGCGGCGGCTTACAGCCTACGTGACCTCAACGACAAGCAGGGTAACAACAAGGTAGTAGAAGTAAGACGTTTTACTGACAGCCAAGATAGGCAAGTATTAGCCAAGGAGGTAGCTAACGGTACACTGGAGGCTTTTGCTAATGAATCTGTTAAGTATTTCGACAGCACTGGGGCTACAGATGATAGGGGGTGGGTAACCACCAATGGATTAACTTATTCTGTGGCGGTTGGAGGGACTATCGCCCCTAGCTGGTCTTTTAGTACTACTGGTGGGCTTAATAATACTGAAAAATACTCCTTCACTGGGCAGGGCAACTCTGGTGCTCATACTAGCAATTTTTATTTCGGTAACTCCTTTAATGTTACGCGAATAGGTTCATCAGCCCCAAACAAGACAGTTACCGTTGAGGCATATGTAAAGCGCACAAGTGGTAGTTCTAGTGACAACTTATATTTTAGACCTTACTCAAGAAACGATGCAAATAAATTTACCGTTACTGGTTTAGTGCAGGATGAATGGACGCTTGTTAAGGGGACTATAATTAAAGACTCAGTGACGGCTACTAGGAATCACATTCAAGTAGGAGGAGACACAGGAGTTAGCTTTGAAGTCTCTAATGTTAAATTCTATTCAGAAAACAATGACGTTATGGTGTCCAAATGGTATGACCAGTCAGGTAACGACAATGACGCTGTGCAACCAACGGCTGAACATCAACCTCCTGTTGTTAAGGCAGGAATTGTGGTAGACAAGGGAATTGATTTTGATGGGGTAAGCTCACATCATCTACAACCTTCTCCTCTACTTCCAACCATTCAAAATTCATCCGTATTTTCCGTTTCAACAAAGCGCAACGGTTCAAATGGATATGTAGCGCAATTAAACAGGTCGGCTGATAGAATGTATATTCGACACAATTTTGTCACTGTAGGAAACCCTGCCACTAACTTTTCTGGAGGAACAACTAATGACGTAAGAACTTTACAAACTGTTACGGGAACTTCAGGTGGTTTATTTACATACTTTAAGGATGGAACCTCAGTAGGAACCACAAACTACACGGGAGATGTTAGCGGAGGGGACTCACACATTGGCTCAGGTAATAACGGTACTTCAGAGTTTGATGGGGTAGTAAGTGAACTCATTATTTACCACACCGACCAATCAGCCAACCGTCTAGCCATCGAAGCTAACATTAAAAATCAATACGACATATCATAATGTATCTAATTTACGCAAGCGAAGAAGCCGCCATTGAGCGAGCAGACGAAGAAGGCAAAGCCCGTAACTTCGGTTACTGGACTACTGGAGCAACCTCACGCTGGGTGACTAAGCCAGTCCCTACGGCTGACGGTATGTGGGCTTTAGATGTTTCTGAGTATGACCTCGACGAGTCCGAAGAGTCCGCTACTGTTGATACCTATACACCCCTAGAAGTCGAAGAGGACTAATATATTTATGAGTAACAAATCTGCCCAATCATTATATCAATCCCTTGAAGGTAAGCGATACACCTACTTGGACAGGGCTAGAAAAGCAGCAAAACTTACACTTCCATACGTCATGCCAGATGAGGGCTTCGGTTCTCACAGTCGTTTGGATACACCATTTCAGGGCGTTGGGGCAAGAGGAGTAAACAACCTCGCTTCTAAATTACTGTTGGCACTTCTACCTCCCAACGCTCCGTTCTTTCGTTTAAAGATAGATGAGTATCAGCTACGTGCTGAAGGCGCACCTGATGAACTCATCACTGAGATAGAGTCCTCACTACAACAAGTAGAGGAAGCAGTGATGGACGAGATCAGTGGTAACACTTACCGCACAGGTATTCACGAAGCTCTTAAACATCTTATCATCACAGGTAACGCACTTATATATCTACCAGACGAGGCGGGTCTACGTGTATTCCACCTTGATCGTTTCTGCGTAGAGCGCGATGCTATGGGCAACGTCCTTTATATATGCACCAAAGAAGACTTATCTTATATGTCACTGACAGACGAGATGAAGAGTCTTGTCGGTGTGCAAGACATGGAGTCACCAGATGAAGAGATTTGCTTATACACCGCTGTGTGTCGCAAGAGTGACAAGTGGCATGTGTGGCAAGAGATTAACGGAGAGATGATTCCTTCCTCCGAGGGATCATACCCATTAGATAAGAACCCTTTCATACCTCTACGGTTCTCTCGCATTGACGGAGAAGACTACGGTAGAGGATACGTAGAAGAATACTTAGGTGACCTGCAATCCCTCGAAGCACTTACACGTGCGCTCGTTGAAGGCAGCGCAGCAGCAGCTAAGGTATTGTTCCTTGTTAACCCTAATGGCACCACAAGAGCAAGGACTCTAGCTGAGTCTCCTAATGGTGCTATCACTCAGGGAAATGCTCAGGACGTATCCGTTCTCCAGCTAAATAAGTTCAACGACTTCAGAGTTGTGCAAGAGAGCATGGCTAAGATTGAAGAGCGTATGGGACATGCGTTCCTGCTTACCTCTGGTGTTGTTCGTAACGCAGAGCGTGTGACAGCTGAAGAGATTCGTATGCTTGGACAAGAACTAGAGTCTGCTATCGGTGGTCTCTACTCTCTACTAAGCACTGAGATGCAGCTACCTATGGTCAATCGTTTGATGACCATCATGAACAAGAACAAGTCTCTACCTAAACTCCCTGAGAAGGTTGTGAGTCCTGTCATCATCACTGGTGTAGAAGCACTAGGTAGAGGCAACGACCTACAGAAGCTAGATATGTTCCTAGCGGGAGCGGCTCAGGTTGTGGGTCCAGAAGCCGTACAACAATTTATTAACGTAGAAGAATACTTTAAACGCAGAGCAACATCGCTCGGCATTAAAACAAGCGGTCTAGTTAAAGACCAAGAGCAGATGGCGCAGGAAGCGCAGCAAGCCCAACAAATGCAGATGGCAGAGAAACTTGGACCAGCTGGTATCAAGGCTATGTCAGAAGAAGCAAAACTACAACAACCAGAAGCGAGAGAGGAACAGTAAACTATGGCTAATTATCAGTCAGTAACAGTAAGCGAGAATACAAACGAAGAGAATATATCTCTTGAGAAGCAAGCAGCTATGCAAGAAGAAGCTGCTCAACAACGGGGTCAGACTATAGAGTCAAGTGCTGATGAAGGTAAACAAGAAGTTGAAGATACTTCAGAACGTCCTGAGTGGTTAGACGAGAAGTTTGAAAGCCCAGAAGATTTAGCAAAGGCTTATAAAGAGCTACAACAAAAACAATCCAAGAAGGAAACTCCTAAAGATGAAGATCAAACAGAAGGCGAAGAAACTCCTGAGCCAGACAAAGCAAGCACTAATAACGCTGTACAAAAAGCTACAGAAGAGTTTACAGAAACTGGTAAGTTATCTGACAAAGCTTTCATAGAGCTTGATAAGGCAGGCATTCCTCGTGAGTTTGTTGAGGCTTACATCCAAGGACAAGAAGCTATCTCCACAGCATCAGCTCTAGAGATTCAAGAGTCCATCGGTGGCAACGCAAACTATGCTGCCATGAGCGAATGGGCTGGAGAGAATCTAGCCGACGGAGACCTACAAGCTTACAACGATATTGTTGAGAGAGGCTCTGTTGAACAAGCACGTGTGGCTGTCAAAGGCATGTACGCTCAGTTCTTAGCAGCTGGCGGTAAAGCACCTAACCTCGCCCAAGGAGCTACCTCTGGTGCAGCTGGTGCCAAGGCATTTGGTTCTGCTGCTTCTATGGTAGAAGCCATGCAAGACCCAAGATATAAGAGTGACCCAGCATATCGCGAACAAATCGAGAAGCGCATTGCTGTCTCGAACGCATTCTAATTATGAGTATGGAACTAATAGCAATGCTTGGTGGTGGATTGAGTGGCTTCGTTATGAAGATGCTAGCTGCCCAAGCACAATCACAAACTCGTCTCCTTGAGATGCAGTTGGCTAAACAGAAAGCAGCTGATGAGTCTGCGCAACAAGCTTCAGCAAGAGGTGGTGTGTGGGTAAGACGTACGTTCGTATTGTTCGTTCTCTTTGCTGTTATCTTAGCTCCATTCATTCTATCACTTTTAAACACCCCTGTTACTATTGAGAAGGAAGCATCCAAAGGGTTGCTAGGATTCTTAGGTATTGGAGGAGGATGGAACTCTCTAGAAGGATTTGTTATTCTTCCAGAGGTTCGGCAATCTATGCTTGCCATTGTAGGATTCTACTTTGGCTCGTCTCAAGTAAAATGACTTTATGGAATTGGTATTACAAATCGCTTCGGCAGTAACACCAATACTAATCGGATTTATTACGCTAGTTATAATACTGTCTAAGATGCACTACAGCATCGAGGTCTTGAAGGAGAAGGTAAAGATACTCTTCGACTTTCATAACAAGCATAAAAAATAATTTCTACTCTACGTTTAAAGTAGCGACTGAGCCTGATACGTCAGACAACTCACTGATCGTAAAATATACATGGACTGAAAGACCACAAAACTAACGAGGACAATAGGTCCTCACTTATTAACTAAATAAACAAAAGGAAAAACTATGGCTAACGGAGACTTCTCCCCAACCCGTAGTGGCTTAATCCAAGGTGGGTCTGACAATGATGCACTCTTTCTGAAAGTTTTCTCTGGTGAAATTCTTACGAGTTTCTCTGAGACAAACGTGATGAAAGACCTGCACATGCTTCGCACGATTTCTTCAGGGAAGTCTGCACAGTTCCCAGTTTCGGGTATAGCTACTGCTAAATATCACAACGTAGGCGAAAATATCGTCGAGTCGTCAACTGGATACCTATCCAACATTGGCATGAACGAGAAGATCATCACTATCGATGACGTTCTTGTTTCCTCGACATTCATCGCCAACATTGATGAACTCAAAAAGCATTATGACGTTCGTAGCATCTACGCTGCTGAACTTGGTAAGGCTCTAGCAAAACGTTTCGACATCGCAACGATGAAGACTCTCTATGCTGCTTCACAAGACAGTGCTAACTTGACCAACACCCCTGCTGGTACAAGCATCACTGGTGCTACTACAAACACAGCTGCTGGCATCATCGATGCTCTATACGCTGTTGCTGAAACACTCGACAAGAATGATGCTCCAGATGAAGGTCGCTTTGCGGTCCTTGCTCCAGCTACTTACTACAAGTTGCTAACATCTGACAACGTTGCTATCAACAAGGACACTGGTTCTGGCGGTAACGTCAATGCTGGTACTGTTGCAAGCGTTGCTGGTATCCGTCTTGTAAAGAGCAACCACCTTGTTGACATTGCCGAACTCGGTGATGACTCAGCAGTAACTACTGGTGATGGCTCGTCCAACAATGATGTGTTCGGTGCTAATGGTGCTGGTTACAACGGAGACTTCTCTGCGTTGACAACTGGTTCTGGTGCAGACCTTGAGTACGGCATGCTTTGCGGTACTAAGGAAGCAATCGGTACGGTCAAGCTTCTTGATCTTGCTACTGAAAGCGAATACCAAATCGAGCGTCAAGGCACGCTCTTCGTTGCTAAGTACGCAATGGGTCACGGAGTTCTCCGTCCTGAGTGTGCTGTTGCAGTGAAGCCTGCTTAATAATTAATCAAGCCCTGCCCCCAAATGGGGGTGGGGTTTTTTATTACAATGGCAAAAAGAAAAGGGCTTAGTCTAAGAAAAGAACACAAATCCAAAACGGGTGGTCTCAGTAAAAAAGGAAGAGACTACTATAATAAGAAGACAGGTTCTAATCTTAAAGCCCCTCAACCAAAAGGCGGTGCAAGGAAGCGTTCATTCTGCGCAAGGATGAGTGGTGTCAAAGGACCCATGAAGGACTCCAAAGGCAGACCAACTCGCAAAGCTTTAGCACTTAGAAAATGGAAATGTTAATATGAGTTTATACGAAAATATCAATCGCAGACGCAAGCTTGGAATCAGTCGTCCCAAGAGCAAATCAACTGTAAGCAATAAGTCTTACAGCAACATGAAAAAAGGTTTCCCCAAAAAGAAAGATAAATAATGCCTACTACTACAATCTCTACGACTCTGCTTGAGTCAGTAAATATCGTCCTTGCTAACCTTGGCGAATCACCAGTAAATACTCTTTCTGGTGGCGCGCTTCCACAACAAGTGTCGCTGGCGTTAAACACGATTGAAGAAGTAAGCACTGACATCCAGTCTAAAGGCTGGTGGTTCAACCAACAAACAGCAAGTGCCTACAACACTACTGCCAATGTTGTTATCTATCCGAGCAACACTGCTAATGATTGGAGTTCATCCATCCCAGAGGAAGTTAGACGGTACATCACAATCCGTTCTTCTCGTATTGCACAAACACGATTAATCGGCTCAGAAGAGCTACAAAAATTTAGTTATAATGAAGAGCTAGTTAGTCTAGCTATTCTACAACAAGCCCATGTCCGCAACTCTGGTGGTGTCCTAGACTTTACAGCCTTTCCCGTAGAGCTGAGAAGCCTCGGAATGGACGAGGTGATGTTCCTTCAAGGGAACGTAGAAGAGAAAATAGGTACACTACGTCTTGGTGGTGAGTTAGTTAATATTGCTAAGACCAAAGCTGAAACAGAACTATTAGCTGATCAGGAAGCTTTAACGGAACAGCAGCTTTCTACAGAAGTAGAAGAGACAGCTAAAAGAACAGCTGAGAAAGACCTTCTGTTAGCTCAAGAGCTGAAGGTAGACGCTGAAAAACTATTAGTTGACGCTCAGGAACTAAAGACTGATGCAGAGTCTGGTTTAGTAGCTAACCAGAGCGGACTCGTAGGTTCCCAGAAGACTCAACTAGACGCCCAGACGGCTATCGAAGCCACAGCCGAGAAAGCCTTCTATGATGGTGTTGTTGCTGGCACTCAAGCTACCTACCGAGACTTTGCGGCTGAACTACGAATTATGGGTGTTCAAGAATTCATGTTCCAACAAACTCCCGCGGTTAAGAAGGTGGAACTACTAGCAGACGCTGTTAAGCTACGCACGGCTACAGCCACAGAGGCAAGCCCAGCGTCAAACCTTACCACCACAGAACTATCTGAGGTC